AGAAGCGTATTACTGCATTAGAAACCCGAATAGAACAGTTACGGGATCAGATTGCATCGCTCAAGGCCAACGGAGGAAATAACCTATGAGTACAACAGCAGCATTGGTAACTATCATAACAATGTTTGTTGTCTCTGATACTTCAAGCGAGTTTATAAAGATGGATGGTTTAAGTGAATGTTTGAAAGAGAAAAGAGCAATAACAAAACTGAGAGATGGACGTAAAGTGTTATGTGGTCCTTCTATAGCTGAATTGGATGAGAATGGCAAAATCATTAGCATCAGAAACAAAATGCCTGATAGTTCTGGTAGTTTGAAACTAGGTGGCACAGCAAAATCATTAACTGAAAAGAAGAAAAAGAAAGGTGTGAAAGTCTTAACACAATCTGACTAGGAGATTACTATGAAAATAATTGGAATACTATTAGCACTAATGATTGTGTTGACAGGTTGTGGTGTTGATAAGTCAAAGTTAAAAGTAGAGAAACAAACAGCTCTATTACAGACAGTGAAAGACAGAGGTTATCTTATCTGTGGAGTCAATGCGGGACTGCCTGGGTTCGCTTCAGAAGATGCTGATGGAAACTGGAGTGGTTTAGATGTTGACTTCTGTAGAGCAGTATCAGCTGCCGTGTTTGGTGATGCTGATAAAGTAGAATATCTTGGACTGAATTCTGCTCAGAGATTTCCCACACTCGCATCTGGTTCAATTGATATTCTATCCAGAAACACAACATGGACTATCAGTCGTGATGTGAACTTGATGTTTGAGTTTGCTGGTGTGAGTTACTATGATGGACAGGGGTTTCTAATCCCTACTGCTCTAGGTATCTATAGTGCTTCAGAGTTGGATGGTGCATTTGTTTGTATTGCTCCAGAGACAACATCTGAATTGAATCTAAATGATTACTTCGCAGAAAACAATATGGCATACAAACCAATATATGTTGAAGGTAATAAAGAAGCGAAGGCGAAGTTGTTTGCCGGTGAGTGTGATGTATTCACTACAGACGCTTCAGGTCTAGCATCAGCAAGAGCGGGTGCAGAGAATCCAGAAGATTGGATGGTGTTACCAGAAATCATCTCTAAAGAACCATTGGGGCCACTAGTAAGACAGGGTGACCAAGAGTGGTTAGACATAGTGAGATGGACATTGTTTGCTATGGTGAACGCTGAAGAAATGGGAATCACATCCAGAAATGTGGAAGATATGCTAACCTCCCAATCAAAAGAAGTCAAAAGACTTTTAGGTGTTGAAGGTTATATGGGACCGATGTTAGGACTTGGTATGAAATTCGGTTACAATATTATTAAACAGGTGGGTAACTATGGGGAATCATTTGAAAGAAATGTTGGTCCAGGTACTGCACTGAATCTTGAGAGAGGGTTGAATAACTTATGGAACAATGGTGGCATCATGTATGTCCCACCATTCAGATAGGAGAGAACATGAATAAATACATTCTCGGAGTAATGTTAATGTTATTTGCCAGTGTGTCGTGGGCAAATTGCACAGGGTGCGGTGAAGATGGACATCAAATGTGTCCAGTAGAAGATAAGGAGCATGCACCAGAAGTTGTTTTCGCAGTGTGTGTATTCGCTGATGGTGACTTGATAGACCATAAAGGTGCCAACAGTATGAGCGACTGCCTGAGAACAAAAAGAGAAGTTCAAAAGAAGTGGCGTAATAGGGCAGAAGAAACAGATAGTGTTGAGATAAATGGTATCACCTATAAGATAGATGGTGAATCATTAGCATTTATGTGTGACTTAGTAGACGCTCATGTACATCATTACAATGATGGCAGTTGGGAAATCATAGAGATATTAGGAAAACATCAGAGTGACTAGAATTGATGAAGCGATAAGTGATGCCTTGGGAATACAGCAAGACATCAAACAAGAGATAATTGATCCAAAACCCCTGCCAGAGCGTGCTCTAACGACGCTGGACGCACGCTCTGATGAAGTAGACATAGACTACAAGTACAGTCGGGAAAACTTCTACAATCTAATAGAGAGGGGACAGGACGCCATTACAGGCATACTAGACCTTGCAAAAGAACAAGAGCACCCTAGAACTTATGAAGTGGCGGGTCAACTTATCAAAACAGTTTCAGAAGTAACAGAGAGACTGGCAGACTTACAGGAGAAGATGCAGAAACTCAAAGAAGTTCCTGATAAAGGACCTAAGAATGTAACTAATGCTTTGTTTATTGGTTCAACTAAAGAACTTCAAGCACTAATCAAAGAGAAACCTAATGGCAGTTGAAACTTATAAAGGTAACCCTAATCTAAAGTCAGCACAAGTACGAGAAGAATATACTCAAGAGCAAATTCAAGAGTTTATGGCTTGTGCTGCAGACCCTGTTTACTTTATAGAAGAGCATGTAAACATCGTCAGTATTGATGAGGGGCTTGTACCTTTTAAGATGTACCCCTTTCAACAGGAGATTGTAAAATCTTTTCACAACAACAGATTTACTATTTGTAAACTGCCACGGCAGTCTGGCAAGTCTACTGTTGTTCTGTCTTATCTAATACACTACATCATATTCAATGAGAATGTGAATGTAGCAATACTTGCCAACAAAGCATCTACTGCCAGAGACTTGTTATCAAGACTCCAGTTGGCGTATGAACATCTCCCTAGTTGGATGCAAATGGGAGTTATGAATTGGAACAAAGGTTCCTTGGAGTTAGAAAATGGATCCAAAATACTCGCGGCATCTACTTCTGCTTCTGCTGTTCGTGGTGGTTCTTACAACATCATATTCCTTGATGAGTTCGCCTTTATCCCCAGTAACATCGCAGAGCAATTCTTTTCATCCGTTTATCCCACAATCAGTTCAGGACAATCATCAAAAGTAATGATAGTGTCCACGCCACACGGTATGAATATGTTTTACAAGATGTGGTCAGATGCTGAAAATAAACGAAACGAATTTCTCCCCATAGAGGTTCATTGGTCTGAAGTCCCTGGGAGAGATGAGGCGTGGAGAGAACAGACTATAAAGAACACGAGCGAACAACAGTTTCTACAAGAGTTTGAATGTTCGTTCTTGGGTAGTGTTGATACTTTGATATCACCCACAAAGATACAAGTGATACCACACGTTGAACCTATGGAGAGAAGTGCCGGGTTTGATGTGTTTGAACGACCTAAGAAAGACCACCAGTATTGTATCACGGTTGATGTTGCTCGTGGAGGAGCAAACGATTACTCTGCGTTTGTAGTTATTGATATCACCACTGTACCTTACAAGTTAGTTGCCAAGTACAGAAGTAATGAAATCAAACCTCTTATCTTCCCAGACATTATCTATCGTGCGGCAAAGACATACAACGATGCTCACATACTGGTAGAGATAAACGACATCGGTGGTCAGGTGGCAGACGCTCTACACCACGATATGGCGTATGAGAATGTGATGCAGTCACAAGTCAAAGGTCGTCTTGGTCAAGTAGTCAGTGGTGGTTTTGGTGAAGGTGAATCTGACTTGGGTATTAGAACAACCAAGTCGCTGAAGCGAATAGGATGTAGCACACTGAAACAATTGATAGAGGGTGATAAGTTACTATTCAATGACTTTGATATCATCGTGGAGATGAGTACATTCATTCAGAAGGGTCAATCCTTTGAGGCAGAAGATGGTGCAACAGATGATTTGATGATGTGTCTAGTGTTCTTTGCTTGGTTGACTGACCAACAGTACTTCAAAGAGTTGACTGATGATGATATTCGTAAGAGATTGTATGATAGTCAGAAAGAATCAATCGAAGCTGATATGGCTCCGTTTGGTTTCATAGATGATGGGGTTCACTATGGGGAAAATATTGTTCCCTTTGTTGATGTTGACGGTGACTACTGGCGTCCAGCGAAAGACTATCCTAACTTCTGGGATGTGGAGACACACTAAAGAATAAATGGTTCCTCTCCGTGTTCAAATCTTGCAGCACAGTTTCTACATACTGGAGTACTCACCTCCATTAGCCTTATTGCTTCTTGTCTCTCTGCTGACTTAGCACTATTTCTGTAAACTAAGTTTCTTATCTTTCTGTGATGGGGATACCAGACAAGGGTAACCATCTCAGCTTCACCACACCCACACTGATAGTCTCTAAAACTATTGATGAGCCAGTTGATTCTTGCTTTCGTGTACATATGTATCTCCGTTTGAGCTCTATTTATCTATTCTCGCACACATAAGTAAGTCCGAAACATTAGAAAATACTAAATATCTTATATAAAAAGTGAAAGATTTTTCGTGATGTTTACCTTATATAATAATACTTAACCAAGGAGAACTAAGAAAATGGTAGATTTAGTTTCACCTGGCGTACAAGTAAGAGAAAGAGACCTAACTACATCCGTCCGTAGCGAACCAACTAGTATTGGTGCTATCGGTATTGTGGCTCAGAAAGGTCCAATTGAAGAAGTTGTTACTATCAGTAGTGAAGAAGAACTGGTTAACATATTCGGTAAACCGAATACAACCAATCATCAATACTGGTACAGCGCTGCTTCATTCTTGATGTACAGCAATACGCTAAAGGTGGTTAGGATGCAAACTGGCACTGGCGGCACAGCAGATAAAAATGCTTGTGTATCTGGTACAGCTATCCTAATAAAAAATAACAAACATTATACCGATGGTGATGGTACTACTGGTCCTTTCAACGATGGCTCTGCCAACGTAGGTGAATGGGCTGCCAGAACTGCTGGTACATGGGCAAACAGTCTCCGAGTTGAAGCGTGTAATACAGCTGCCGGTTATGAGGAAGTAAATAAAACTACAGTGGCATCTACTGCTGCTGCAGGCGCTACAACAGTGGCACTAACTTCTGGCACAGGTTTTGCGGCAGGCGATATCGTCTACTTTGCAGAAACTAATGGTCAGCAGTATCGAGTTACTAATGTTAGTACTAATACTCTCACAATCGTCAGATACCCCGCAACAAGTGCTACTGGACTTGCTGCAGAAGCAGCTGCAGCTACACAAGTAAGACGTAGATGGCGCTGGTATGAGCAGTTTGATAGAGCTCCAGCCACATCTGAGTATGCTTCTGTTCGTGGTGGTTCTGTTGATGAGATGCACATCATCATCGTAGATGAAGATGGTCTTATCAGTGGTGTCGCTAACGAGATTTTAGAAAAATACTCCGCAGTATCTAAAGCGTCTGATGCTCTAACTGATGAAGGTAACACGAACTACTATGCTGATGTTCTGTATAACAGTTCAAGTTACATTTATTGGATGGATCATCCTGCTGGTGCTACAAACTGGGGTAGTCTTGCTGCCGGAACAACATTTACAACACCAACAAATGCCATAGATGCTGCTAGTTTGACACTAGGTATTGGTGGTACAAATGCTCCAAGCGAAGCTCAACGACAACTTGCCTATGATTATTTTAACGACCCAGATACACAGGACATTAACCTGCTTATCGCTGGTCCGGCTACTGTAGATAACGGTGGTGCGACAACTCACGGTGTGTACATTACAGACCTCGTAGAAAAGAGAAAAGATTGTGTTGGTTTTATTTCTCCTGATAAGAGTGATGTGGTGAATGTTGCTCAGACATACACACAAGAAACCAATGTCACAGGTTACTTTGACGGTTTGGCGAGTTCGTCCTACACAGTTTTTGATAGTGGTTACACCAAGCAGTATGATAAGTACAATGATGTCTATCGCTGGGTACCGCTGTGTGCTCACACTGCTGGTTCTTGTGCAAGAACTGACCATTTGGAAGATCCGTGGTGGTCGCCTGCTGGCGTCGCCCGCGGTCAAGTGAGAGGTTCAGTTGCATTAGCATACAACCCAACACTCGCTGCTAGAGATAACCTTTATCGTAAACGTGTCAACCCAGTTGTTGCGTTCCCAGGTGAAGGCACAATGCTTTGGGGTGATAAGACAGGGTTGTCCAGAAACAGTGCGTTCAACAGGATCAATGTCCGTCGTCTATTCCTCACAATTGAGGAGGCTATTAAAGTTGCTGCTCGTTCAGTACTCTTTGAATTCAACGATGAGTTCACAAGAAATAACTTTAAGGCAATGGTGAATCCATACTTACGAGATGTACAGGCTCGTCGAGGCATCACTGACTTTATCGTTGTGTGTGATGAGACCAATAACACTGGTCAAGTCATAGATAACAATGAGTTCCGTGCTGATGTCTTTGTGAAACCTGCACGCTCTATTAACTTCATCACACTGACCTTCATCGCAACACGAACTGGTGTTGATTTCGCTGAAGTAATCGGTGTCACACCGGCATAAGGGGGAGTAAAAAATGGCTAATGTAAATGATTTTGTCAACAGACTCTCTGGTGGTGGCGCACGTGCTAACCAGTTTAAGGTAACCGTAACAGGTGGCTTTATGGGTGGTGCGGCTTCAAGTGCTATGACTTTCTTGTGTCGAACCTCGGCTCTACCGGCGATGACAGTCGGTGAAGTGCCTGTTCCTTATCGTGGTCGTACAGTTTACGTTGCTGGTGACAGAACGTATGCTGACTGGACTGTAACAGTGTTCAACGACAATGATTGGTTAGTTAGAGGCGCACTAGAGTCTTGGTCAAGTGGTATTAATAACATAGGTTCGTCAACTGCTGGTGCTCAGCCGCCATCGTCTTATTACGGTGAAGGCCAAGTTCAACAGTTAGACCGAAGTGAAAATGTTATCCGTACAGCAACACTTCACGGCCTGTGGCCAACCAATGTAGCAGAAATTGCTCTTGCCTACGAAACTAACGACATCATAGAAGAATTTGATTGCACATTCAGATTCAACTATATGACACTCGCTGGTTCTGGTGGCGCATTAGGAGCTGGTTAATAAGTAACACAAAGACGGCGGTCTTATTCTAGACCGCCGTTTTTTTGTGGTCCTCTTCCCTTATAAATAGATGTATGGCAGAACTATTTGGATACGAATTTAAGAAGAAGAAGGAACCTTCAAAGGGTAAATCCTTTGTAGCACCTTCTGACGAAGAAGGTACACTAGATATTGCTGGTGGTGCTGGGTTTTTCAGTCAGTATGTAAACCTGGACAAAGCAGCAAAGAATGACTGGGACCTTATTCGTAAGTATCGCACCACATCAGAAGCACCAGAATGTGACCAGGCGATAGAAGATATAATCAACGAAGCTATCACGGCTGATGAGATGGATACATCAGTCAAGTTAGACTTGGATCAGGTTGATATGTCTGTGTCTATTAAGAGAAAGATA